AGGTGACATTGCCTTTAGAGTCGAATTTTGCATTGACCGCTTCTGGGTTGCACCGAGATTCACGGTAGGCAATGTAGGAAAACACCTCTACTGGCTCAAGCCCATACTGAGCAAAAAGTGGCTCAAATTGCGGACACCGGTGTGTTGGGTCTTCTGAGATGTTATAGCGACGCTTATTCCCGTCCTTGATTGGATTGGGTAACGCCGGGAGGAAGGCTGTTTCTAGACCTGCTTGCTCTAACGCTTTTAGGTGGGCTGCCCTAGTTGCCGCCCCGTAATGCTCATCTACGAGCACCCCGAGAACGGATTGAAGCTGACCTACGCGCTGACTTCTCTCATTGAAAAGAAAGGACGCCGTAAGTAGAGAGTTTTTGTCTTGTTGGGCTTTTTGGGGCGATTCTATTACCCTGTAAACGTATGAATTAGTGGGTCTGGCTTCTTGCCTTTCTTCTCTGGATTCAGCTAGCGAATTACCGCCGATACCTATCGCTGCTGTAAACCATAAACCTATAGCTACCGCTAATTCCTTGGTAAACAAACTCTCTCCTATCGTTTAGCCGCCTGGAGGTAAAGACTTAGTAAGACCTAGTTTTTCGGCCTCGGCGGGATGGTCATGTTTCCATCGGTGATGCGCTCTGCATAGCACCTGACAGTTGTTAGGGTCTAAGTAATTGCCTCCTCGACCCCGAGGGATAATTTCATCGATGTCCAATATGTTTGAACACGGTATAGACCCTAGCAGGAATTTTGCCCGGCACAACCCCATGTCGCGTTGCATCACTATACGTCTTACCTCTTCTCGCTCTTTATCTTTTTCTTTGGTTTTAGCGCTTTTAAACTTGAGTGGGGTCGACTTAAGTTTGTTGGTTTGTGAAACTAAAGGTTTATCAAGACATTTTTTTAATCTTGCGCGAGAATCACGCTGACCTTCAATTAAATAAAGGTTTCCAAAGCTGCCACATTTTTCGTATTTGCAGTTTTCTTTCCTGCCTTCGCAATTCCCTTTATGCGAAAACTTTCTCATACGATGATTCTTACGCTTTTGCCTTTACGGGAAACAAGAGCTTGAATTGCTCCAGAAATCGCATCGACTTGGTCGTCGTGTGCTCCATAGGGAAAAACTTCACATTCATCCAGTAAGGCGGAATTCCAATTACCTCTAGACAGCATCACATTGCCCGCCTCTGAAGCCGCAGAGAAAACGCCAGCTCTGTCTTTTTTGGCAGTATTGGACTTGACGCCCTTGAAGTTAAAACCCGGAACCACTGTTCTGGCGTAATGGTCAATCACGTTTACTCCAGATGAACCGGGTTCTTGTTCCATGATTATCTTTACCGATAATCCGTCCTCTTGGGCTGTTTGAGACACCAGTCTTTCAACCTCGTACGGAGTTCCACGCATTCTTCTGATATCCAAAATAAAATATCTTCCGTCTTTAGTTCCAACCAATGCACCAACAGTCCAGTCTGGGTCCGTACCGTGCTTCTTAGCGGTGGCTGCTAAATCCCAGTAACGGACTTTTTCAATACCTTCTGGTATCACTCCGGTTATTGTAAACCAGTCCCGCTTAAACATACCGCCTTCTTCTCTGATTTCCCAATTACCGTCAAGGAGGCGGGCTTTTTCAATTGCGTCAAGTTCATCAAGGCTTTTAATGTAGGTTTCTGCATCAAGTGATGGGTTATCTGAAATTTTGGCCGGCATGAATTTTCTATCCTCGCTCCTGTTGAGCAGGAATCTTTCATAAACCCAGTTGTTACCTGGACCTCCAGGGTTGGTTGCAGCTCTTACTCGAAGAGGAACGTCTGCCGAAGACATGCCACATCTTGGGCACCTCAACAAATTATCTGATGGGGCTGGTTTTCTAACTCGGGAGAAACCTACATATCTAAAAACCCTGTCAGTTTTCCATTGCGTTAATTCGTCCACACCAACAAAGTGATAAGCAAAAGATTGAAACTTGTATCTATCCTCATCTCTTTCACAATGGTCGAAGGAAAGTGTGGCACCAGACGGGAATGTCCACCGTTTATTGGTTCCAACATATTGAGCGTCGGTGTTAGCGAGCCATGCATTGCACCTGTCAATAAATCCGTCCGGACCAGAAAGCTGCGGATAAGTTTGACGCAGAAGTAAAGCCGAATATCCCGGTACACAAATGTATTGAAGTGCTGCCATGAGTAAGGCATCACTCTTACCTCCACCAGCCGCGCCACCATATAGAGCTTCGCGCGTTGTAGACCATGTCAGAAATGCAGCCTGCTTGGGGTGCATATTATGTGGTAATTGAAAGCCGCATGGGACTTTGTAATTTGTTAGCGAAGCTAGTTGTTCACGCGTTGTCTTGCTCATCTACTTCTTCCACAACTGTTGCTTCAATAATTTCGTCTTCGTCCCAAGCATTCAAAACATTGGACGGCAAATCTCCGGAATCAACAAGGGCTTGAAGAATTGCTCTTTTCCTTGTCTCGTCTTCTTCTACGGTTGCTGCTTTTTCAATTTGCATACCATCATTACTATTGCTTAATTCAAGTTTGACAGTATTGTTGTCTCCCCATTCCTGAGGCCAACGTTTGGCAAGGAATCTTTCGGCCGCTTTCCAGTCTCCGCCTCTTGCTTCCTTAAACCAAGCAAGAACAAGACCGGCCTGCGCTTCGCTTTCCGCACGACTTATCTCTTGAGAGAATTTTAAATATGGCTCTTCTTCCGGTGATGGGTCTTGACCGTCTTGTATTGCTTTTTGTTCAGTTAATCCTCTATTAATCCACCTAGCTACAGTCATCCTGGTTATGCCAACCGCTTCTGCGGCACGAGCGTATGTCATACCCCCACGCATCAAGTCGACGATTGATGGTCCAAGAGTTTCACATAGAGACACCGACTCACCGTTGACTTTTCTTGGTTGGCGCGAGCCAATAGGGAATTTGTTGTCGGATGTCATTTGATTTTTTGAACGTAAATTCCATCGTGGGCTTTAGGGATGTGGGTTTTTACCTTTACACCTTTCCTGTATGCAGCCATATAGATAGCCGACCTCATCGACTCTACAGAAACATGGAAGTCCTCATATTGCTTCAATCGCCACACTGAGCCATCCAACCACTCACCCCATGGGTATTTTTCTTCCGTCGCCCTGCGTGGCCAGGTGATGATGTCTCTCAGTCTTGGCTTAGTTTCCTCAACTTGAACCTCATTATTTTCAAAGTTTTGCATCTGGATTTTCCTTTAAGAAATCGTCAATTGCCATTTGTAATAATTTGTCATTATTCCTAATTCTTTCAATCAATGTCGCGACCCAAAACAACGAATAACCAGACGCATCAGCAATTGCTTGCATGGTGCCGTCACCAGTTCTCCAAGTGTTGAAAATGTCAAAGCGCAATCTATTTTCCGCAAGCTTGGTTTGCTTGCGCAAAGCGTTAAGCGCCTCTCGCCTTCTGCCCAGTCTTGACTTGACCTCGTCGGTCAATTTCCGTGGTTCATTTGCTACCGGCATATACGCAACTTTCTCAGCCATTTTCTTCTTCTTCCAATTGCTCAAAAAGCGAATACTCGTTGTCTAAGTACTTTGAGTAACCAGTTGGGTCGCCTGTTTGTAAACGAGCAAACTGAAAAACAATCTCTTTGTAGGCTTTCTGATAATCCATATTTGCTACATCGGCCGGCTCCACAATCGACGCCATTGATTGAATGGCTTCATCTTGTCCGGCGACATAAGGTGACAGGCTTCCCGGAGAGTTCCTCAAAAAACGTTTCTTTTTTAAAACATAGTTCCACAACCAATAGGAAGTGAAGTGAAGGTTATGAGTAATTGTTTTATATCTGTTCAGTTTTTCAATTGCGTCCTCTAAAACAAAAGCGGGGATAATGACCGAGTCAAACACTAAATCCGAATTCTCTACATCTGTAACCTTCAGGATTTGTTTGTAGTCAAGAGCCATTTCCATCTGTTCAACGGTCTCATCAACCCACTGTTCGTTTTCGTCAGTCGTCATCTGATTCTCTGTCGCAAACAGTAACTCGCTTTATCTTTTCAGTAAAGCAAAAGCACTTGCGGTACATTTCATCATTCATTTTTCCCGTCCTCCCACATTGCGTCATAGATGTAATTGACAAGAGCATGGAGAGTCTTTTGTTGCTCGTCCATAGGCTGACTCACGCCGGTCCAACCTTGGTTTTGCTCAGCAATCAAAGACGACAACATGTCATTAGTCGTATCGGCTGGTGCCAAAGCGATTTTTGAAAAATTCGTCACTGTCTAAGACTCCTATACGACTCATTGTCTTGTTTGTGTATTTTTCGATTTAGGAATTGCTTCCGCATCTCGTTTCAATTTACCACATCAACAGCACCCCGTGCTGACATAAATATAAATTTAAAATACCGCGCAAATTAATTGTGTTAATATGCCACGACTTATGGAATATCTAGATGAACCTGAATGGAATATATCGGGAGGTATCAATGGTATTCGTATTGACAGACCCAAGTGGATTCATAAATCCTCATGCCGAGGTGAGGACACGAACATCTTTTACCCAGCCCCGGGAGATGTCGACAAGCTTCGATTGGCAAAACAAATTTGTAAAGACTGTGTAGTAAGAAAAGATTGTCTTCAGCACGCACTAGACAACAATGAACGCTTTGGTATCTGGGGAGGCAAGAGCGCCCGCGAGAGAAGTCTGATACTTAGGGCTCAAAGACTCCTAGACAGAGGCAACCATAGTTAATTCCGACTAAACTAGTCAGGATTGCGGACTATCTTTTATCATTAGCTGGCAAGGTAGGGCTCGAACCTACGACAAACGGATTAACAGTCCGTTGCTCTGCCAACTGAGCTACTTGCCACTGGGCTTTTATGCTTAGAACAATCCTAGTTGAGGGGTATCGGTCTCTCTTGGGATTGTTCCCTGAGCCATCCTTCGAAATTCCCTTTCGCTTAATACCTGATAAGACCAAGCATCTTGAATGATGTTCGGGTTGCTCTCGGTAGGGCGACGAGACAGCAACTTAACTAATTTACATCTAACAATCGGCAATTCTTCACTCCGGCAATTCACATACCAATCATCTTCCGGATTGTTTGTTTGCCATAAGACATAGACGACGTCACACATCTGCCCAGCCAGCATCATCTTGCCAAAGGTTCCTTTAGCGCTCATCTAATTGCAAACCACCAATCATTATCACTAGGCCCA